TTTTCATCACCATATAGACAAGCATATTCTTGAGCGAAGAATTGAGGACCAACGTCACGTATCATTCTATTTTTCCAATCTTCATCTCTTCCTTCTACTTCATTCCATTGTACTTTAGCTGGAACGAAAGTATTTAGACCTGCAATAGCTTTCTGCCAAATCTTATAGAAGTGGTTCATACCATGAGGGGTTGAGATTAGAATTAGTCTTGATTCTTTACGAGAAGACTGAGTAGGGAAAACAGACATCATGAAGTCATTAGCATCATTTTCAGGTAAGAATGCAAATTCGTCCACAAGCATGAAGTCAACAGATTTACCACGAATAGAAGATGAAGATGATGCAGCAGCGAATATCTTACTACCATTATCAAATCCTATTGTACCTTTTGACCAACCACCTCTATCAGGATTGATACCTTGTTGTAGCCATAGAGGAAGTTTCAAAATAGCAGAACGAATACGAAGCATAATTTCCAATGCTTGTGATTCCTTGTTTGCTAGAACAGCAATTGTTTTGTCTATATTGAATAGAGCATACCACAAAATATAAAGGGTAGCTAGGGTTGTTTTACCTGTCTGACGTCCCATCATAATGATACGATTATTACGTTCAGACTTTTCACCATTAGCATTAACTACGTCAGTACCATCTTCATTTTTGAAATAGTACTTACCTGTCAACATTTTTACCAATCTAACTTGATATTCTCTTAATTCGATTGGACGTTCACCTTCACCTGTTAAAATATAGAAATACTTAGAGAAATGAAATATATCAGTTGCACATTTAATATATTCTTGCATCTCATCTTGAGACATTTCGATGACTTCATTGTGTCCTCTAAGTTCAGCAGTTTTTTGCCACAAAATACGAATCCTTCCTTTCACTTTTATATAAATATAATAGTACTATAGAAAAAGTGGTAATATAGTACTAACAAACATATATGAGGTTTTATGTCTGATAATTTATTTATAATTTGTAAAATATGTAATAATTCTTATAAAAATGCTAAATCATTTGCTTCACATATAAGAAATGAACATAAATTAAAAATAAAAGATTATTATGATTTATATTTAAAATCAGACAATGATGGAATATGTCATGTATGTGGAAAAAATACAAATTTTGATTCTATATTAAAAGGATATAAAAGATTTTGTTGTAATAAATGTTCAAGAATATCAAATGAAACTAAAGAAAAATATAAAGAAACATGTTTAAAAAAATATGGTGTGACAAGTACAAATAAATTAGAATCAATGAAAGAAAAATCTAAACAAACATGTTTAGAAAAATATGGTGTTGAATATGCATCGCAATCAGAAAATTTTAAAGAAAATAGTAGAAAAACATGTTTAGAAAAATATGGTGTAGAATATTCATTTCAAAGTGAAAATAATATAGAAAAATCTAAACAAACTTGTTTAGAAAAATATGGTGTAGATCATTATTCAAAATCAATAAATTTTAAAGAAAAATTTAAAAATACATGTCAAGAACGATATGGTGTAGATGCTCCAGCACAATATACAGAAATTTATAATAAATTTAAACAAACTTGTATAGAAAAGTATGGAAAAGAAAATTTTGCACAAACTGATGAATTTAAAGAAAAATTTAAACAGACATGTATAGAAAAATATAATGTTAAAAATCCAATGCAAAATGATACTTTTAAAGATAAATCAAGGCAAACATGTTTAGAAAAGTATAATAATGAAACTTTTTTAGGTTCTGAATTATTTTTAAAAAATATAGAACAATATAATGAAAAAAGAAAATTAACATGTTTAGAAAAATATGGAGTAGACAATCCTTATAAATTAGAAAATGTACAATCAAAAGGTAAACAAACATGTTTAGAAAAATATGGTACATATTTTCCATCTCAAAATCATGATATTTTTATAAAAAGTCGTAGTAAATATACTTACGAAAACATAAAATTTGATAGTAGTTGGGAATTAGCTTATTACATATATTTAAAAGATCATAATATAGATTTTGAATATCAACCAAATATAAAATTTGAATATATTGTAAATGATAATATACATTATTATTTTCCAGATTTTAAAATAAATGATGAAATAATTGAAATTAAAGGTGATCATTTTTTTGATAATAATGGAAATTTCATAAATCCATATAATTTAAATGAAAATTATAAAAATGCATATATGGAAAAATACAAATGCATGATAAATAATAATGTTAAAATTTTAAAAAAGAATGAAATAAGAAATATATTATATTATATAAAAAAGAAATATGGAAAAAATTATTTAAAAAATTTTAAAAATAAAACTACATAAAGAGGTAAACTATGTTAATAAAATGTGGCGAAGAATGGAAAAACTTTGAAAGAATTATTTGTAAGTTATCACCTATTTTGGAAGTTCAATGTGATAACTGCGTAATTAAATGTACACCAGACCATATATTTAAAGGAATTACAAAACCTGAAATGATGGCTGGAGATTTACAACCAGGTGATATTCTGTATAATGCAGAATTTGGTAAATCACATGTTTTATTTGTAGATTATTTTGGTATTGGTAGAGTTTATACACCATTGAATGTAGATGGTGAGTATTATCAAACTACAAACGGATTGATTAATCATAACTGTTCATTCTTAGGTTCTTCACAGACCTTAATCAATGCTGAAACATTGGAAAAATTGAGAGAAAAAGAACCAATTAGATATGAACACAATTATGATATTAAGATTTTTGAAGATCCAATCCCTGGTGTAATGTATGTAATGGGATGTGACGTTGGTACAGGTTGTCAAGGTGACTATTCAACTATACAAGTTATTAAGATTTTATCAAGAAACAAGATGGAAGAAGTAGCTTGTTATAGAAACAATGAAGTAAGTCCTGAAGCATTTGCTGTACAAATTAAGTATTTGTCAGACAAATACAATGGTGCTTGGTATATTATTGAAAACCAAGATTCAGGTAAGAAAGTTTGTGAAGAATTGTGGTATAATTTAGAGAATTATAAATTGATTTCTACTGATGGTCCAGGTAAACCATTAGGAACTAAAGCAACAAAACGTTCTAAATTGGATGCTTGTCTTGAATTGAAGAGATTGATGGATAATGATTTCTTAGAGGTTCATGACTCAGATACTATTAAGGAATTGTCACGTTTTGAAGAACAAGATGTAGGTAATGTATTTAAGGCCGCTAAAGGTAATCATGATGATACTGTATCAGCATTGTATTGGGCAGTATATGCAACAATGCAACCTGAAATTGACTTAGATACATGTAAACCTTCAGATGATAGACCAGTTGAAGAATATCCAGTTGATTATATGGTCATGCATAATCAGTCAAATGATTTCTGGGGTGATTTCTAATGCAGAAGACAGTTCCAGATTTATTGAAGTTTTATATGAAACCTACGATGGATGGAGCAAGTCCAGAGTTAGAGAAAAGTACTTGGAAAATAGATATGGCAAACGCTATGACGTGTGCTATTATGAATTTATTTGATAAAGTACAATTCTCTTGGTTTGGTCAAGTTGTAGGTCCAGGAACTACAACATATCCAATGGTAGGTGTTGGTGGGGAAGTATTAACACCAGTCATATTTACTCCTTTAGATGTTCAAGCAGCATGCACAGGTATGACTTCAGTAATTGCATTATTTACTTTGATTGGTGGTAGATTAGAACAACCTTTATCAGTTAGTTTAGGTTTCAAAGCAGGTAAGATATTAGTCCCATATATTTTGACTCCACAAATATTGAAGTTTACAAGTACTGCTGGATCAGTGACAGCTGTATTTGCAAAAGCAGGAGCAAATTGTTGGGCTGAATTAAAAAAGATAAAACCTCAAACTTATGTAGATAAGAAAGGTATATTTTATGATGTGCTTGATAAGTATTTAGTTCAAGCATTCTGCAGTTTATTTGGTACAATGGTTATTGGTGGTCCAACTTCATCAGGAGGTGTATTAACTGGATCTTGCCAAGTTAAAACCGTAGCAACAGTGATAGGTACTCCATGAATTATTGGAAAATTGAATTTAATGATTTGCCTTCTTTAGGGCAGTATTATAATGAAGATACAGAAATACGTATTAGAACTATGACGGTTCGTGATGTAAAATATTTGGCTACATTTAATAAGTCAAATGCAACTACTATTACAAATGAATTGTTGAATAGATGTCTTAAATTAAAACATCTTAAATTTGAAGATATTTTGTTAGCAGATAGAGAATACTTGTTATTCTGGTTAAGAACTAACACATTTATTCGTTCATCAGGTTATCAAATCAAAATACCTGAATGTCCAACATGTAAAAATTCTATTGAACAAGAAGTTAAATTGAATTCATTTAAGACTGATTACATTAAATCTAAATCTGATTTATGTTTCTTAGATGGATTGAATATAACAATTCCATTAAAACATCCAACTATTAAGGATTTGAAAGATGCACGATTAGTTGAGAATGATGAATTCTTAGATTTAGCTTTGTATATTGATACTGATAACTCATTAGAAGATAAAGCTAAATTCATTATGAATTTACAAGGTATGGACTTTGTGAATTTGAAGTATACAATTGATAACATGAAATGTGGTATGCATAAAACAATACAGATTAAATGTCCTGTATGTAGTGAAATCAGCGATGTTAAATTAATTGTTTCTGATGAAAATATGTTTACTCATACTTCAATTAAGGAAATCTTGGAATTGATTACACGTATTGCTAAATTTGCAAATATACAAATTACAGATGATTGGCCTTGGATGGAAGTAGAAATTGAACAAGAAATTGTCAATAAGATGATTAAAGATGAAAATGCTGAAACTCAGAAGGAAATTAACAAAGCTAAGTCACAAGCAAACGCTCACACTCCTTCAACAAGCAGTGTTAAACATCCAAAAATTTAATAAGCACATTAAATATTGGAAAAAAACAAATCCATGGAAAGTGGATTTGTTTTTATTTTCTTATATTTTATCTTAGAAACAAACAATAACATATTGAGAGGATTTTTATGAGTGAAGTAGATTTAGAAAAACTAAAAGCAGATAAGTCAGATGGTTATATTAACAATGCCTATTTGAGAGAGTTAATTCGTAAATACAATGAAATGAATTATCAGGATGATGGGTCATGGTGTGCAGAATATCTAAGCAAGTTAGAGAATTCATATAACACAAATAAGATTAAGAAAGATAAGTATGACCGTTGTAAGAAGTTTATCTTGAATAAAGTAAAGCATATTAATAAGTTAAGAAAAGATTACTATTCTGTTTGGACTCCTGAAGCAAAAAGAAAATATGATAGTGAATTCAATATTGTAAAAGCAAATCTTTGTGAAGCATTTATTAAGATTATTGATGGTCGTGTAATATCATTTAAGTTGGTTGCAAGTAAGGATCCAGAAGATATTAATGATATTAAGCAGAATGCATTGATGACTTTATTTAGATATATTAACCGTTATGATACAGAAGCAAATTCATCAGCATTCGCATACACTACACAGGTTGTGACTAATTCTATTCGTATGGATTTAAAGGAACAGAAGAAGATTGCATCAAGAGAAATTGCTGGATTGGATTTCTATAACAATATCAATACTTTAGATGACCCTATGGATGGTGAAGGTAATATAGCATACGATTA